ATCTGGTTTCTAGCGAGGTTGAGCTTAGTTAGAGTGCTATTACCCGCCAAGCCCTGTCCCAAAGAGGCTGCGCCTGCATCGCCTATCTGGTTATTATAGAGGTCGAGCGTAATAACAGTATTATTGCCTCTCAAAGCATTTGCCAATCTGCTCACAGCAGCAGCATCTATATTCTTGCTTGAAATTATAATTCTGGTATAGCTATTTGGGCTTGCTATAAATTGTTCTATGCTGGTTGCATCTGCCATATTCACTACTCCACTTGCAATGATTTATTAATATCGATGAACTTGATAAATATTTAAGATCAAATGCCAAGCAAACGATATCAGGGAAATTCACCTAAGGGCTTACCTAGGTACTACTTAAAAGGTGAGTGTTCTAACTATAGTTAAAGCTGGGTAATGAAAGGGTAAAGATAAGTATTTATCTAAACCTGATTAATTTTTACGTTATATTTAAGTTCGGCAAGATTTTTATTGTTGACCAAATGTAAGCTTAAAGGTAGTTTGACGTCTTCAAAACTGACTGTATCATCTGCCCAGACAACGAGAAAGTCGCAGATGTAGGTACCGCTGCGTCCGAGGTCAAATGGGACTTTGCGCAGGAAATATTTAACCTCGCCATCAAGTTTGCGTTTTCTCAAGTGCATATAGTAGCCAGCTTCCTTTTTGGAGGAGAATTTTATATTGTCAATGTTCATACTTCTGGCGTTATATTTATGTCTTGCCATTGTTACCATTCATTTTACACGATTCTTGCTTTTAATTTTCTAAAAGATGAGCGAACATTGGTTACTACCCATATTATAGGTACTATTACGGAAGTTGCGGAAATAGCAGTAGTATCCACAGGCTTATTATCCTGTTGCTCTATTTGCCTTGGTGAATATTGCGGGCTTCCTTGATTACTTTCTTTTACATTTGAAATGTTGTCAATGTCAGCTAAAAACAAATTTCTCTCTGCTGTGCGTCTTGCCTCAAGCCCTTTTAGTCTGATACCTCTTGCATATACCCATTTAATTAGCTCATTGGCAGCTAGTATATATTCATGCCTGTTTAATTTCTGGCGTAATACCGAAGCTTGGAAAGCTCCAGCCCCCAGATTAAAGATAAACGATATTAAAGCTGCTTCCTGAGTAGCTGATAGCGGCACATGACAATATCTGTGAAGCGCATATTGTGCTATTTTGATATCTTCTGCCAGTAACATCTCAGCCTGTTCTTTCGTGATACAATCCGTTATTTCTTCATTCTTTCTAATCACATGACCATAGCCTATAGTTGTCATACCGCCGGAACATTTATATTTGACAAGGCTTAGACCTTCAAAGCTCTTGATTAACTCCGCAGCTATTTCTATGCTATCTTCAACCATTGTAACCATTAATTATTACTATTTATAACTCTCAAAACTAACTAACTATCTACCTTACTAAACATGCATCCTATATCTGCCAAAAGCTCTCTGACCAAACCAGAAGCCGATAACTGCGCAGAATATAGCCTGATCTTCTTCGCTCCATACTGGCAGGGAAACGTTGCCTTGATTGTAACTAACAAATACCATTAACTTGAATATTATATAAAGCAGAAAGAATGAATAGGTAATAGTCGGACGCACAAGGGCAGAAAGATTATCTACCCATTTTATGCCCGTTGGTTTGGCGTAATTATATAAATATCTACTTTCTTCCGTTTCAGCCCTTATATATACTTCTTCAAGCTGCCTATTCTGGCCTGATTTCATCGCTTCAATCTGCAACTCTATAAGTTTCAATTCATGTTCCTTGTCTTTTCTGTCTTTAAGCAGGTTAAAAAGCTCAGGAATAAAGGAACTGATAAATCCCGCCAAACTGCCAAATAATGCTAGCATATTCAGATAACCATTAATTAATTGTTAAATGAATCGGTTTGGCAAAACTCAGCACCCCCGCAGCACCAAAATCAATAGACTGTGAATATATACCTGGAGCTTGCTGTGATCCGGTAAGTTGCATAGTATACATTTGATCGTTATTGGCATTCTGCAACTGATTCTGCAAATTGTTCCTCTGTGTGGTCAAACTGTTAACTTGTGCATTTAAATTACCAAGCTGACTACTAAAACTATTAATCTGTGTTTGCCTTTGGTTAGTTTGAGTAGTTAGATTATTTATCTGAGTCTGTTGTTGGGTAGATTGAGTATTTAAACTACTCAACTGCAAACCAAGATCATCAACTAAATTCTGTCTTTGATTTAACAATAACTCATTTTCATTAATTACATTGTTGGCCTTGAGTAAATCATGTTCAAGCGATTCTATTTTTTCAAATAATTCTACTGTCTGGCCACCAAATGACATTTCAGATAGACTAAGCTCACTTATAGAAACATCATCATCCTGTAAATTATCAGAATCAGCATTGTCTGCATTACTGTTATCTACATACACAGTATATTTTAAAGCTCTTGTTGTTGTTGATATCTTGCTGATAATAGCCCGTAAAGCTTCTGTGCCTGCCGGATTATCCAAATTCCATGGCAATATGACATATTGTCTTTCTACCATCTCATCACCCGTAACCTTTGTAAATGGCAACTGCCCGCCAAACATAAAGCTAAGTGATTCCTTTGCGATAGTTACTATTTCACTAGTATTTTTTCCAAAAATCTCTAATTCTGCCCTGTCTACAGTTTGCGGAGTAATATTTTTCTTAAATAGAAATTTGACTATATTCTTGATCTGGTCGTCATCTTTAGAATGCACTTTTTTTAATATTCTTTTAAGCTTCTGTACCTTGAATATGTTGTTAAATTTAATCGTAAACTTTTTCATCTTATTTTGCTTCTTTTATCTCTTGTTAAAACACCTGTAAAGCCTTTCATATAAAGGCTTCCACATAGCTCCATTCTACCATAAAAGAGCATGTTTTAAAAGGGTTTTAAGAAGGATTTCGGCTTATTTTTATTCTTTTTTTAGGTTTTTATTATCACTTTTCCAACAATGTAATAGCAGGTAGCAGGTAAAAAAGATTACGCCCTGGGATGTTATTGGTACGCAGTTTCAAAGCTTCTTCTCTAGCCTTGGTCATTTTGCCCTCTTTAGCTTTAGCAATGATTGAGGCAATGGAGTTAATATCGCTAATTACCGCACCTTGTGCTTCGGCCATGAACGTTCTGCCGTACCTGTCATATTCATTAAAGATAAAATCACCAAAGATGCCAAGCCCGCCGCCTTTAATTACTGCCGCAGTCCAAACTTTCGAGTCTTCGGGGTCTGGCATATCCTGCAACCGCAATAATGATCCCGAACACATTGACAAGTAACCAAATACAGTAGAGCCTATGAGTAGCTGGGTCATGGCAGCTATCGTACCCGGGGTGGCGAGGGATTGCTTTAAATCCTCGGTAAATATTCCAGTCCTTTTAATAGTCGGTATTCTCTCTAATGTCGCAGCATTCAAAGGCCGCATCACGTAGGCAATTGGAAAAGTCTTGAACTGCATGAAAAAGCGTGCAAACTCACCAACTCCGGTGCCGCCTTTAGTTCCCCACAGCGCAAGGGCGTTTTCTGCTGCGTGCGGGGTAGAAATGGAAGTATCTACCCGATCAAGCAAATATCTTCTTAAATTATTGCCAAGATCATCGGCAATCCTTGCCTGATTACTGGCTCTCGTTGTATTTGCAATATTATCTTTTGCAGTTGCCATAAGGCTGGAATCAGGAATTAAATAATAATTGCCATTAATTCTTTTTTTAAAGTTTTTGTATAGATGCCAGTTAGTCTCATCAATGGAATAACGGGATAATTGTTGCTGCAATAATTGCGGCAGTTCCTTAAATGGAGTATTAACTTTGGAGGCCAGATTTCTTGAGAGAATTAAACCAAGTGTAGACTTAAATGAGCTATCCCACCAATCCATACAATTAAGCTTAAAAAATATACCTGTCATTTTACTTAAAGCCCCAAGAGACGGAGAATCCACTTGCAAGCGATTATAAGCAAAACCAAACATCGATTCCGATGCTATACCTAAATTTCTTGCAAACTCTTTGCCTTCTTTTGATGACATTCCCTTTAGCAGATCACTAATCACGTGCCTGTAACTTTGCAAAATCGGTTTTCCCTGATTAGATAATTCCCCTGCCCAACTAGCAATATCAGGAAATGACGCGGTTACCACCGAGCCAAGAGATGCCATTGTCTTTAGACCTCTTGTCCATTGCCCGACTGCTGCCCAAAACGGACTGCCTGCCATATCCATACCATGCATAAAATTAAATATATTATCGAGCTTGTTGCCTCTTAAATACTGAATGTCACTAAGCGCATACTTGTTACCGCTTGCTGCTTTTTCCTTTAAACTGTCTATAACAGTATTTTTTAAAGCCATAAAGTTACTTTGTGGATTATCACCGAGCATATCAAGCATAGCTATAGATTTAGCAAGTGATTGCAGATTAACTAATATCGCATCAGATAGATTCTTGTATTGTCCGCATTCTTCGTTATATTGCATCCAGTGATCGGCCGACTTAAAATGCAGTTTCCTCTGGGCAGATACTGATTTAGACAAATTATAACCTGAATGATCAGAAATACCATTGCCGGAATGAATACCCGTTGCCAGCGAGTTATAGATTTCCTGCAAGTTAATACCGTCAAGGGTAGTAGCAGAAGCAAGCGGCGTTTTATCTAAATCCAGCAACGGCAGGATAAAATCCCTCCACCCTGCGTAACCCATATTTCTTATGGCTCTGCTTGAGTGCATCTGCCTTGTGATATAGCCGTCAAGTGGGGTGATATGCGCTCCGGCTCTGTTTGCTCGCATCAAGGCTATACCTTGCCATTTATGCACGATCTGCGCTATCTTGGCAGCTACCTTGCTTCCGGTATAGCCAACAACATGCTCCTTGGTACTTAAATTAGCCAGTTCCCTTGCAATATCAGCCTGATAAGGTGATGATCCCAAATATTTTGACTTGAACGCATAAACAAGATCAGACTTACCAAGACTAGTCTTACCAAGGCTCGCCTTTTCAAGATCATTCATAAGACCGCAAAGCAGTTCTTTTGATATCGTTTGCCCCCGAAGCTCCGTTTGTCGCAAATATTCCTTAAAGCCGATCTTTTTACTTCTGTGTTTTGCGATAAATTCTTCTGCACTCTGAATAGGACTTTTCTGTTTTTCGGTTTCTAAAGTTTCTGCAATCTCCAACAATTCAGGATTTCTGCCAGTTTCATATATAGATTGCGCTTCGTGTGGCACATCAAGATCAATATGCATTCCTGCGTCTAGCTGCTTTCTCGCTATGTATAACTCTTCTAACTTGCCCTTTAATTTACCAGCCCCATAGCCGGCAACATTAACCATACCGCTAAAAGTTGCAGATACTCCGATATTTTCTATGGAATCCTCTAATGTATAAGGTCGTTGCTCCAAACCTCTTGAGTAAGCAATTACTGGCTCAAACCCTGCCTGAAACACTGCTCCGGCCGTTGCCCCTTTAGCTGCTACTCCCTTTAATTTTCCGTATTTATTTGCAAATTGTACCCACCGAGCCTGACCGCCAATCGGTACGAATGAGAGGGCAATGTTAGTCGGTGAGGCGAACGATGATAAAACGGCAGCCCCGAATGATCCGGCCGCTTCAATTAAACCGCCTTCGCCTTTTGATATGATATATTCATTGATTTCACGCTGTTTCTTACGCTCAAGCAGATATGTGACAAGTTCCTTGGTCATGTTCGGGTCATATTCAAGACCAGACTCGCCGTAATGTTCGTCAAACTCTTCTTGCGTTATTTTCTCCTGGTTAAATTGCTTCTCATATTCAATCTGTCCAATATTCCAAAGTAGCATTTCAGGATTATCAAGCAGAGCCTCACGTCCAACAGCCCGCCAAACATCGGTCTTTGTACTACCCAAATTATCAAAGACACTACGGGTGCTTATATCTTGATCAATAAAGGGTTCTGATTCATTCCATAAAAACGACATAATTATCTACCTGAATATTCCAAATTAATCACTTCCATTAACTCATCATTCATCCTTATTTGCCTCTCTTGCTGTGTTTCCGGTTCATTTAAATCAATCAGATTAAACATAAGTTTTTGCTGCTCATTTACCATTAATGACTGATAGCCGCCATCTGCCATCTGATAGGCATAATATATCTGCTTCCGGTCAGGACTTAAAAACCAGCGACCATCTTTTAATACAGATTGTATTTTCTCTGTGGAATGTTCTTCCATATAATCTATGCCGAAACTGCTTTGCATATCGCACGCAATATCTCCCTTGATTATCAATCTTTGCAAATTAACCAGCGAGCTAGCGATATATTCTGATTCCAGTTGATGTATCTGCCCATCCGTAATTATTTCCTTTGGTATTTGCAAGCCTGTCAATGGCTGCATATAACAATCCTCTATCATTTGCTGTGTTGCTTTTTTCACCGCCTTGTCAAGTTTCATGCCATGACTTAATTGATAGAATTTAGCTAGCTGCCTGATTCCTTGCTGCATTAGTTCACTATTTGCGATATTATATGGTTGCTGAAAATTAGTATCCTCCCTCCATTCTTTAAATGTCGTATTGTTGTTTATCTCTTCTTCCAACTCTCTCTTTTCCGCTGATGTGCTTGAGCTAAATAATTGCTTTTGAACAGGTATTATTTGCGCAAATACATTGGCTAAATCTCGCCTTGTCCTGTTATTACTACCCGTATATAAATGATTTTCTGCGTAAAAATGTATTGGAATATTATGTTTTAAATCACTGGTAACCTCACTTAGCAACTCTAATCCTGTTTGATAGCTACTATCTCGATAGCCACTATCTTGATAGTCAGAGCTTTCCTCACCAATAGCCATTATGGAATCCAGTTGTTTCTTTATCTCATTTGCGTCTGTACCTTGTAGCTTTCTAATATATTCATCCCGTTGCGCATTCGTCAGTAATCTCTGTAAGTGAGATGGTATTCCCTTTTTCTCCTGCAATTGCTTTACAAATAATAATCTTTGCGCAAATGGCAAGTCTTGTGGTATATCCTCGGCAAATAACTCCTCAACAAATCTTGCTGCATCAGTAAAAGCCAGCTTTACATGCTCGTTAAATTGCTTGACTAGTATGTGATGTATTTTTTCTTTTTCTGCGTAATCTCTATCCCCACTCTTGGGGGCTATTTCTGCAAGTATTTCCATGCCACCGGATAAAGGCGCATGTTTTAACTGATCTGATATAAGATGAGCCTTATTGTACAACTTTTCTTTCTGCATCATATCAAGATATGCAGTATCATCTTCGTCAAATGCACTTGCTGCCAATTCACCAAATCCATCTATACCTTTGCCGCCTTTTAAAATACCGGCAAAATGACTATGTGCCAGAGATTTAACCTGATTTTGTAGCATTACCTGCTTTGATTTAAGCAGAGTCTGAGCTTGCCTCTCAAGCTTTATTCTTATATTAAGCGGCAAATCATTCTTTAAATCTTCACTGTTTAAAAACTCCTGTGGTGATTGCTTTATAATGCCAAGGGCTGCACTTTCAGCCAGTTTCTCCTTTGATGCTTTCAGGAACTGATCTTTTTTATCCGGCATTAGCGGCAAAGCATCTAATGAAACAGCTAATTGACTAATATGCTCATCATAAAGCTCAGGATTATCATAAGTTGCCTTGGATAGTTTTTCAGCAGAATCTATCAGCATGGAATGACGTTTGCTATCAATTAGGGATATTTCAAGCTGATTGATTTTATCTGCAAGTCCTGTTCGGTAACTACCTATTTTGTCACTTAACAACTTTCCGGTATAAGGATTTTTACTTCTGCTTAAATAGTCCTTTGTCCGCTCGTCATACTTATTGAGTGCATATTGCAAGAATGCTTTATTATTTTTAGCAAAGCCACTAGTGGCGAAGTCATCATGCAGTTCGTCAAACTTTAAACGAACTCCAAGTCCTCCGGTTTTTGTATCCGTACTAACTTCAATATGGTTTTGTGATTCATGCAGGCTTTTGCTCGTATCAGTAATAAAATCCGACCAGAGCAGGGGAATTTCAGCCGCAGCATCTTTTTTCAGCTTTAAATCATGGTAATATTTTGCCGCCTCGTTTATCTGTCCTGTAACTCCGGCGATTGCCTGCCATTTCATTGTTTCTTATCCTTATTATTTCCTTAATTATTCTCCCATCAAGACTAGTCTTTGTGTATAGAAGCCAAATCCCTAAGCCCGCCAACTATGCTACCCATCTGCTGCCATGGCTCGGCTGATCTGATATTACCCATATTATGCCTGATATGATTTATGTTATTCTCTGCCAATTTGTGATTCATGCCTGATCTTGGCCTCCCTGCCTGCATCTGGGCTTCGGTTGATCTTGCCTGCATCTCATCGGAGTAAGCCTGTTGCCGCAGTAATAGTCCAGCAGAATCTGTCTGCGTTATCCCTATACCACTTGATAAAATATTATAGCTAAGTTGCTGACGCTTATATAGCTGCTCCTGCCGCAGTATATCTACCTGATAATTGGTAATGGCCGAGTATTCGGCCGTGCGTTCCTGTAGCTGCTGACGGTCAAACCTTATATTCTCCTGCTGATTCTGCAACATATATCGCTGCTCATATAATTGCGCTTTTGTCCTCTCCTGTCCGGCTCTTAAATTAGCGTAGGTGTTTACTAGTGATGTACCTGTGGCAAAGGCACTTGTGCCAAAAAAATCTAAAAAATTAAACATCGCTTATACCTGTATTGCTATACCTGTTTATAATGTGGCAAGATTTTTGCCTTTGCATATATCTTGAGTATTGATGCCGGATATGGCTTATCTACGATAAAAGTAAAATCATTATCCAGCCCTGTCATGCCCCTTGAGACAAAACTTGCCCAGCCTGATCTATATGGCGCAGCTAGCACGTTGCAGACTGCTTTTGTATATAGATATTTACGCTCATCGCTAAATCTTGTTAATGCATCACTATCTACATATCTGCTATTTACATGTTGCTGCTCTATCTCGCCGTTCTCCAGCTTTTCCTGCATATACCCGCCTTTAGTGTTAAACAGTTTTACTCCAAGCTCCACATCTGCCTTGGGTGCATGTTCATACTCATCAGGATAGATAAATGGAAATGTCTTGAGTATCGATTTATAGCCGAAGCCGATTGATAAAAACCTGACAGGTGATTTTAACCTGATTAAATCATTATCCAAAATCCTTACTGCATGTAATTCCTCATCACCAATTATACTAACTGCCATTTTCTGATATATCGGTAGTATCGCAGCTAATCTAATGTTACTAAACGAGTTCATGCAAGAGCGGGCTATTACGCTCATCTCATAAGACCCGATATCAGGAAACATTTTTTTAAACACCGGAAAATACTTTTTTGACAGCAGTAAATATTTTTCCAGCTTTATGTTCTTTTCATCCGCAATAATATTATCAAGGACGCATTTGCTTTCATTAGTGATGATTAAATCTGCATATTCCAGTAATGTCTTTTTAAGGCTGCCAAGTTCAGTTACAAGTTCCTGCATGTTATATATGGCAATATTGACCTTGTTTTCTACTTCACTGCTATTGCTACTATCATCGCTACTACTGCTATTATCACTACTTTCTTCGTCGCTACTACTTTCAGAACCTGCAATACCAAGCTCATAAATATCAACAACCTCATCTATTAATTCTTTTAATGCATCCGATTGAACATATTCTTTTGCCCCAGCATTTAAATCCTGCCTCATAAAGGCATCTATCAAAATATCCCTAATCTCACTACGCCTTTTAAAGCTTGCTATCTCATCCATGCGATCGTCTGTATGTTTTTCCTCCAGCTTGCCTATCAGTCCGTTTATTATATTACGTGCCTGTTCTGCCAGTTCCTCCTGTTCTACCTCTTGCCCAAGTAGGGAAGTTTGCCCATCTAGCCAGTTTTTGATAAAATCGCTGTACAAATATCTGCTAAGTGTAGAATGCGATATATCTTTTAAGCTACTGTAAAAATCTATGCCTTTTTGCTGAAAGAATTTTTTAATGCTTAAATCTAAATCCTCCCTGTTATCATTATCTTTTCCAGCAAAGTAAAGTAGCATCTTTTTATTAAGCACAGCTACGCTGCTTATCATCTCAGCAAGTTCACGGGATTTCTCAAGATGTAGCTCATAGTTTTCTTCCACCAATGCAAACACTCTTTTTGCCATATCAAATATGTTCCTGATTATCTGCATGTCAAAATCTTTTAAACTATTGCAGATACGAGGATTAAACGAAAAAGCATCATTGGCTATATACTCCATTATCCCGCCTTGCCGCAGAATCTCCGGTACGTTCCAGTTCTGTACTTCTTCCTCTATTGCATGAATAACGTCACCACCTAATCTTTCAGCGTCATAAAGTAACTTGTTCAAGTTTGACAAGTCTTCTATGTTATCACCATTATCACCAACACTGGTGCTGCAAAATATACTTTCCAATCCTGCATAAATCCTCCCGATAAGTCGGTAAAACCCAAAAGATGCAGCCAATATTTCCATGATCTTTGGCTGGTATTCCTGATAATATCTTGTTAGGAAATCTTTAATTGCAAGATGTTCAGGGTAATCATCGATAATTCTGTTATCATATTTAAAGTTCTGGCCAATATTTATATTATCAATATCCAGTCTTGCAACAATTTCCGCCTGATTCTGAATAATCTCCTCCAGCCTTGTGAGCGAGCCTCTAAACTCATAAGCCGTATCATCCTCTATGCTGTTTATGACATTATTATATAAAACATGCTCGCCAGCCCTTTTAACGTTAACATGACAATCTGCATATACTACCTTGCCCATCTCAAATGTTTTGGCCGTGAAGTATTTTGTATGTAATACCTCCAAATATTCTTTTAAGCCTGTTCCGTTATCATCACTGCGCCGCACGTGCAAATAAAGCCTATCCTCACCCTTGGCATAAACTGGCGTCATCGATAAGACAAAGCCATTACCGCCAAGCCAGTGTTGCGCCCAGCCCATGATCTTTAAATCTTCCAAATAGGTAAAGCTGGCAAATGAACCGTTTTTTAAAACTGCAAATAATATGGAAAATGGTGTATTGCTTCCCACCAACTGCCTAATGCCACAGGAAAATATATGCTCGGCTAAGTGAGTAACAGGTGATATTTGCCAACCGCCTTTTTCTCGGGAATAATAAAGTGAGTTGATTTTCCCGCCATCGCCTTCAACAAAAAATACCGACTTGCCTATTATCACAGGCTTTATCGGCGATACCGGAATATCTATCTCCTTATGTATTTTAATAAACTCACCCTTGGCTCTGTCTCCTTCCTGTGCTAGATAAATCCCGTCAGTTGTGCCGATTAGTAACTCGGAGCTAAATGGAGTAGTCCATAATACATTATCAAAAGTAGCTGAGGAAAATGTGGAGCTAAAAGCAGTTAATGGATTTCTTGCCTCAAGCAATGTTTTATATGCCGTGCGGAAATCACTAAAATCACCCTTATAGCTAGCCCATATTCCATGTATGTTATCCTTCCTGCCAAAACACCAGAGCCTGTTTTCAAAGGCAACTACGTGACTTGCGTATAATTCCTCTTCTACATGTTCATAAATATTGGTATCAGAATCCTCATGTAATGTTCTTAACTCATCATTGATACCGTCAATCTCGGCATTATATATCACCTCATTAAATGGTCTTTCTTCGTTCTCCAATGTTTTAAAATAATTAACTTTGGCGCAAAACGGCTCAATGACAAACATATCATCAATGCGGTCAAAGCTTGCAGCATCATTAAATTCTTCCTCTATGGCTATTTCCGGTCTATCACCTTGCTCCTCCTGCCGCTCTCTTGCCCTTTGCCTGATATATTGGTAGAATGCATCCACTATTTCAATATCAACGGAAAATCTATATATAGGGCGACCTGACCCAAACGAGATATAGGCCATGCCCTGATAACATACATAAGAAAAATCCTTAGGCTTAAAATGAAAATCCCTGTCATTATGCTTTAACGTTACTGTACTGACAAATAACTCACCACCAACAAAAAAGGAACAGGTGGTTTTTAAATCATGCGCCTCAAATACCAGCAAATAGGATAAATCACGTGAGAACATCACATTGACCATTTTCTTGGGTACGTCAAAGACACCAGTGTCTAAGACACTAGTGTCAAAGAGGTGGATAAATCTTGTACCAGGACGACGCATGATTCCACCGGAGGGAAGTATCATAAAATTTATGAGCTTCCTTGCGCCATTTTGATAAAGTCCAAGCTCAGTCCGACCCTCAATGGTAGGGGTTAGCTCTCCGCCTGCAAAATTATTCTTTTGTGAATAGATAAATTCTTCCGACATGCTAGTTTCTCATACAGATCATACATTACCGGAATTAACTAAATTATAATCCAGTGAATAAGTCTGCCGCATTTCCTCCAGTTTAATTAAATATTGCTTCTTTAAACCATCTGCAAAGATACTATCCGAATAGAGGGCAAAAGCTACCGAAGATGCCAAAGACAAGGCAGCAAGACTACTAAACCCACTTGGAACAAGTTTTGCTATTTGCCGATCACCTAAAAGCAGCTTTTCTAAAATATCACTGGAGTAATAAAATATACTATCAAGTTTTGCGCCTTTAAAATATATGCACCCCTGATCAATATACCATTCAAGATTAGAGGGAACTATTACCGCCACTTTTAAACAATCAGTAATAAATTGGCCATTAACATCTGTAACTTTAGTAAATTCTCCGATACTTCCCTTAATATCCCGTACTTGCCTAAGGGCAAAAGCCCAGCGCACAGATAGCATCATCTCCTCTATGGCAGAATCTGCGAACTCGGTCGCCAAGCCCTCGGCCTTTGATGTTTTATTACCCGAACTCATACTATAGCTACCAGCAGCAACACCGATTAATATTAATGCTTTGCTGATTATATCGCCTTTTATGCTCATATATAAAACAAATCTCCAATTTTGCAAAAACCAGTTAAATATTCTGTTGCTGTACTATTTCATTTTGCTGTACTACTACCATTGGTTTCTTAACTGTGGCAACATGACTATTTGTAAGCTCCTTTAGCCCATCTGCATTAATGACATTTTGATTAGCTGCGTCCCGTACTTCTTCACCGAACATCTGCTGCGGTACAATAGAGGCATGTAGCCCTCTTTTATGATTCTCACCTCTTGCTCTCTTCCACAATGAACCTGTATGACTTGCTGCGTCGTATTGCTCCAAACATTTAATACAGATGATAGCTTTTTCATTATCACGGCTAGCTCCAAAATGTTCCCTGTAATACATAAATGTTGCTAAATGATATTCTTCTAGCTCCTTGATTACTCTTTTAACTGAGCCGTTTACTGTATTGAATCTGACTGCACTCTCATTAAATGCATAGCAATCACGAACAGCAAAATGACCCCCATTGCCGCTAGTATCATATATACCGCCAAGCATCTCGCTCACTATGAAATTAAAGCCCATGAAAGAATTAACCTCTCCGGTAACTAATGCACGCACTGTATTATAATCATGGCTGGTTATTTGCGGGTCACTTAAAAGCTCTGCTATTTGTGAACTGGAACATAGAAGATATAGCTTGTCATGCATCCCATAAGAGCGTTTTTTCAGGATATGATGCGCCTTGATTAGTTTCTCAAGCGTTAAGCCTGCTCTTTTTTGTTGCATGATCTCGGCATTGCTTGCATCTGCTACTTGTGCATTTAGAGTATGTGCAACATCTGCAACATTAAGTCCGATCGGTACGACATTACCAGCAACATCAAAATTAATGACTTTATTGCCCGACCTTCCGGCACGAACTGGCGAGGCAAAAGCTTCAATAATAACTCTATCCTGCTGCCTGCCAATCGCCCAGCCTGCCATCTTGGGAAAATGTGAGGTCGGATCACTAAGCAAATTAACCTTGTCGCTGCTATCTAGCGTGCTGTTCCAGTGATATGCCGATGCTGTTAAGTATCGTCTTGATATTGAGGGAGTTCTAAACTCAACTTTCGTTAGCTCATCCGGGGCATTATCTTCGGCATAATGGCCAAACATTGAACCTTGTGCCTCCGGTACTTTATTACGCATCTCCGCCTCGTGCGTATCCATTGACTCAAAACTGATAATGTCGGTATCCTGCGTGCCGTTTGTTACCAGTTTTCTGAGCTTTGAGCCTTCCTGCTGAATAACTAATTGTATGTTTTTAGCAAATTGTTCCTTTAATCCTTCTGTAATTTGTTGCATTTTTCTTTAACCTTATTTTAAATTAACCGATAATAATTATTTAGCGGCTTCTTTATAAGATAGGTTATTGCAACATAGACTATGTCTACTTAAATTTGCAGCCCAAAAAGAAGTTGTCACTCCAAGTTATATTACCTACAAATATTAACTGTAAGCTATATTATGTAATTCATTCATGCGGCTAACTGCTTCCTTATGCCCAGCATGATTTTTACTACTTAATTTTACCACAAAATCACTATCATTTTCAAGCTTTTTTATCTCCTTTAATGCCTGATCTTTATTACTGATTGGGGCTTTTTCATTACCTGTTACCAAACTATCGGATTTAAGAGTATTACCGACTTTGGAAAGCATATCAACGAGTGCCGGAGCATAGAGTGAATCCTCCAGCATTTGAGCTAGTTCCTTGCTACCAAATTCTTTCAGTGCTGCCTGCATGGAACCCATCCTACTATCAAAATCATTGCCGTAACTGGACTTTAGCCAGTCAATGTTAGAAACTTTGGTCTTTTCCATCTCTGACTTGTTTTTCTCCTGCGTCTGTTGCTCAATCTGGTTTGAGTAATTATATAGACTACCAAGCAACTTCTCGCCCTGTCTTTTGCTTAAACCACTATCATAAAACATCTCCTCATAAGCTTTTAAATACTCTTCTGCATCTGGATGCTCATCTTCCGGCATTCTTTTATCGGTATATCTTTTATCCTCAGGCATTCCGAGTTTCTGATAAAATTTGCTCCAAATATCATTATCAGCTTTCTCATCCGGCAACGCTATCCTGCTGCTTAAAGACTTCTCAGCCTCCAAATAACTCTGAGCCAAACCTGATACATCCTTGAATTTACTAAGTGATTGGCTGCTTCTAATCTCCTCAGGCAATCCATCAAGCCACGATGTATCTGTTGCTGATTCTGATATAGCTGTTGTTTCTGCTACGTTATTTACTAATGTTTCAGTTTCACTATTTGTTGTTAATTCTTCTGTCATTTTTTATATTCCTCCTTGAATATTATTAATATCATCACTGCCTAAATGCGAACATATATACAAAAACAAACTTCTCTGACCTTCCAGGAATATGGTATGATTGCTATTATCTGCTACGAAGTTGGTACGATACATGCCGCTCATACTTGCTAAATCTTCAAGTATTATTTTGCCTTCCTTGCAATTAAATAATTGTTGATAAATCTTTTCTATCTCCTTTGGCTTAAATTGCTCTAACTGATTTGTATTACCTATCTCAATTGATAATCTCATTACTGGACGCCTCCCATTCCTGTCTGCATTTCCTGTCCCTGCATTGCTGCCAATTGTTCTGAGGCTAGCCTCCGTTGACGCCTTAACTGCATTACTTCCGCTTCGCTCTTAAGCACTTCCTGTGGGCATCCACGCAGATCAAAGAACTTGCGCAATAATGCATCAAAATCAATATTGTCATAAATATCAGGAAACATATTAACAATACCGCTGCGCTGAAAGAATCCAAGCACTGACTCAATAGAGTTAATAGAGGATGCTTTTTGCGCTCTTGCAAGCGGTGATACATATTCTATATTTATATCTGTCTTTATTCCTGTTACCTCTTGCATCTCCGGCAACATATTATATTTAACCAGTATTTTATAAATATTAATAATAAGCGGATTTAAAAACTCCGTCTCAATCCTGCCTACCATCGGTGACATCATTCGCATCTGCTCTTCCGTGCGTATATTTACCTCTGTTGCTGTCATTTCCTTGTTTTCCTTTTGCATACCCCACGAGTGGGTGCGGAATATATCAACATAGTAGGCTTTTAATATCGCTTCTCTGCATTGGTCTTGCTCTTGATGTGTTGGCACAATATTTTCCATGCCTGTTAGCCGCATGATCTTATCTGCTGTGCCGTTGCGATAAAAATTAATATGACCTGGAGTGTTAACTAATGGTAAATAATAGCCATTCTTTGGCACAAGTAATGACGGGTCTTGCTGCATCTGCGCCGCTTTTAGAGTAATTTGCCTTAAACTATTTAGCAGCTTAATATCAGGTAGTACGTGGTGCGCCGGAGCATAACCGTAAGCTTCCCCTTCCTGCTTTATCCAGCGACATACCATAAATGGAAAATATGAGTAACTACCTTCTGCTATTATTTCCTTGGTATCCAAATAAATATACATAGAACTAAACAGACTAGTCTGTTTTTTATCCTTATCAGGCTCTACAATATGTAATATCTCTATCTGCTCATCCGGTGTTTTCTCCAGCTTCTCAGCAAATATTTTACAATCAGGCCAACGACTGGCTGCTGCCTTGATCGGCATTTCAAAAAGACGATACATAGTGCTGACATTTCCGAGCCTATCCTCCTCAAAATAACATTGACGAATATTGATATTACGAAACAACATGCCACGGCTTAAACTCGGCTCTTCCCCAATATAAAATATTGCTGTTCCATAAGCTGTCAGCGTTAAAAAAAATTCATGTACCTGGTTGTAAAAACTACAAGCCGGATTATTAAAAACGCTCAAGATAGTTTGCTCTACTTGCTGATTCCATAATGTTAAATCATCATCTGCCTGTAATGTTCCACCCTCACTAGCAAGACCCCCACCAGTGGGGTCACAAGTGATGTTGAACCAATTCATGGCAGGGTTAACCAGCAAGCTCTGCAATCCTGATGCCAGTTGCTCCCTTGACCAGATAGAAGTTGAATCAAATATCTCTTTATTGCTCTTGGTTTGCGGACAAACATATTTAGCTAGTTCATCCCAGATACTGCCCCATTTATCACGTCCTGCTTTTAAATTGTCAAAATATTCAATTTTAGCACTTATTTCACTATCAGCCATATACTACTCCTTCTCTTTTACCTTTCAGGATTTCGGAGTTTAAATATGGCGTGCCTATTCTTTTGGATAATTTCTTTAGCTTCTTTAAAAAATTAGAATCATATAACACGGCAGATGAGTATTTTTTACCCGATGCCGAAGTCATTTGCGGCAATCCTAAACTCAAACCCTCTATATCTTTAGCCGATACTATCTTACCCAGTGAATCTGATAATGTCGGCAAGTCTGCGAGTTTTGGAACTGACGGCATATTAAAATGAGATAATGATTGCTTTAAGCCGCCAAGCTCCGGTATGGACATCTTCTGTTGTTGTAAACTATAATTACCTTGCAAATCTGCCATAATATTCTCCAAATTAGCTGGCTCTATATTTTTTAAATTATGTTGTATATTGGCAGTATTGCTATATTTCATCATACCAACCAGTGGGGCTGCATATTTAAGTCCACTTCCTATACTACTTAAAATACTGGAGCCAAGACTTGGTGTTGCTGCCCCTTCTGCTGCCCCCGTACCTGCTGCTCCTGCTCCTGTTCCTGCCCCGCCAAGTGCTTCTAGCCCCATACCAGCACCAAAGGTCAAGGCAGCTAAACCAAGACCCTGTACAATACCTGTTCTACTTGCCTCCTTGCTGTATTTACCGCCTCGCCACTCTAAATGTCCTCCCAGTTCATCTAATCTATTTTGTGCGTCCTTGCTATAGCTACTTAACTGATTACTTAAATTATCAAACTTTGATCTACTGCTCTCATATCTGCTATTAATGCTACTTGCTTCATTCTTATATTCACTGAGCATCTGTTGCATACGGCTTCTTTGACCATCAACATCATTACTATTCTGCTCTAGTGCTTCCTGTTTTGCTCTATAGGAATCAAGCTTTGTCTCCAGATTCTGCTGGTCACGAGTAAGTCCCTTGTGCTTGTCAGTAACAGTTGACAAATGCTCCTTTATTTTATTCTCAGTATCAATTCGGCTTTGTTTTAAATTCTCTACATTAAGCTTGTGCGCCTTGATCTGTCTTCCAGCTTCCTCACCGCTTAAACCTTGCAGGCTTTCCTTCTGCTCCCGAACCGAATTAAATAGCAGATCAAACTCAGCGGGCAATTGTTGCATTTCTGATATACCACCCTCAAGATCGGGTATTTTGCTCTGAAAATCACTGAATGACGATTGCAGGCTTTGCGCCTCATTTCCTAGCTGGGCTTTTTTGCTTTCCAGCCTTTGCAAGCCTTGCGCATAATTTCCTAGCTCACTTTGCAATTGCTGACCCTTATACTGATTCTGATAGCGCACCTGCTGCAATGATTGTAAGTCGGATTTTGATTGCAGTAACTGCTTTGACAGTTCTTCTACTTGCTGCTGTGCTTCTTTGGCATAATTATCATAATTACCCTGCGCTTCATTATACAGGCGTTTTTGCCGTCTCTGGGCATCACCTGTTAATTGCCTCCCACCTGGAACATAATTATTTATCGCTCCCTTGAATGCCTTCGACGGATTACTCCAAAAGCTCATATTATTCTCTTTTTAATTCCTGAACTGTCATTTTGAATATAAATTAGTTTCCAGTGCGTTATAATCGCTAATTACTTTCCTGTGACGCAATAAACTATTAGCTAGATAATCCCTGTCATTGCCACAGGAAGCATCCATTGCCATATAACAAAAACTCTCTGCTATATCTGTAGCTCTTGACGATGATGAATGCACACCCCGAGCAGAGGCATTAAACTCATATAATCCATTTATTCCCAATTGACACTTGCCAGCATCAATACGGCATTTGCTTAAAAATGCTTTTGCCTTGCCGATCATCTCATCCCTTAAATATTTTCGTCCCAAATCAAACGCAGAAAAACCACATTTGGAAGCAATCTCATTGGCCTCTGATAATCTGGTATCTAATGTCGGCATTTGCCTGCGGCTCATATCATGCGGCAGAACATTACGACCATACTCATAAGGTCTTCTTCTAAGATGGTTTAAGTAAAACTCTAAATCCTTGCCCCGATTAATATAAAAATCAATTACCTCAATCGTATCTTTCTTCTCCTGTACAAACCATATTACCGTATAGTCAACAATGCCGATATCCCAGTAAGTATTTACCTTATATGCAGAATCATAAGGCACAATGCCTATGCGTCCTTCTGCTTCCGCATCTCTTAGTTCCGCTGCAAATGTACCGCCTTCATCAGCCCTTCTATAGCGATATGCCTCAAAGTCACAATAAAACTCCCTGCGTATTTCCTCGCTGTTCATATTGGCAGAGGCTAGCCTCTCTTTATTAACTAGCGGATTGCCTGCATGATCACAAGTATCTTCAATAGTTCTAATCTCACAAAATGCATCTTTATCGTCCTTATATTTTTCATATAGCTCTAAGCCGTGAGTAAGCTTTGCATCATCTGCTGGCGTATACAAATAAAGTAGCCACGCATTATTGCGTATCACCATCGGCTCTATCACGCTGCTCATGGCTCGCCTGTCATGGTAGGAATACTCCGATATTACCGCACCTTTTATACCGCTGCCCCTGATTTTATTATAGCGATCACTGCCGATAAACTGTATCACCGACCCATTCTTAAAAACTATACGCTGCTTGTATTGCTGATTCTTGGCAATTAGCCCCTCAGGAATAAACGACATATAAGGCCTGCCATCCAAGGTCATACCATCCCAGACACTTAATTTAGCTTGGTTATAAGTAGGGTAAACATACCAATATATTCCAACCTCTTGAATGGCTGCCGCTGTTATCCAGTTTATGCCCATGATGTCCTTACCCGCCCGACGATGCCACACTGCTATTGCTCGTTTGCCACCATTATACAAATATCGCCACAAGGCAATCTGAAACGGATAGGGTGACCAGTCCAACGGAAAGCTGAGACTGGCCTCGTTGAGACTGGTCTCGTTGAGATTAGTGCCTTTGGAGTTAGACTTCTTAAGGCTGATCTTCTTAATCTTGGCTTTCTTGGCACTATGCTTTAATTCAGGCCTACTCTTCGTCACTTGCATAGCTCTTTACTTCAATACTACCTATACCGACATTACCCGCTTCTGCTTTACTAGCCTTATCATTACTTTTGGCTTTAACACTGTATTTATCGCTATTAGCCTTTAAATACTCCATCAATGACTTTGAGCAATATTTGCGCTTAACCTGAATAGTTTCACCATCACGACCATAAGTGATTTCTTCATAGCCGTTAATTGCTCGTTCATACAAAACCGACTCACACTTTTCTACTGCTATTTGTTTGGCCATGGCAACGCACCTGCTTAAATAGCGATCGTCATTTATTATGCGTCCCACCGAAAGAGATGATATATTACTGCCATCAGCCGCCCTGTGAATATTACCGCAATTGGCAACTTCCTCAAGAAAACTGTTAATTGCCTCTACAGAGCCGAACCTGCCAATCGTAGCTGTTGATATTTTTCCTAAATTCTTCTCAAATAATCCTGAATTAGACACGCTACCGGATACCATAATAAAAACCCCTCTAATGCCAGCTATTATAACATATTAGAGAGGTCTTTTGCAAAGGGTTTAGGTGATAAAATGATAAAATTATTGACGTACACTTTTATTGCGTATAATTACAAGGTAAGAATTACATTTTAAGTAAGGAGGCTTTGTGGTAAAAAATATTGTATTAGATGCTTTAATACCCAGAGACGATTTTGAAGTAAATGATAAAGAAGCAGGAACAACAGGAAATATAACGAATATTGGTGTACGTGATTTTGAACGTAACTCTTTTTTCTTTAAGGCGTTAAGGAAACCTGATTTCCAAAGAGAAACAAATAAGTGGGGTACTAAACAAATAGTATCTTTAATTGACAGCTTTGTTTCAGGTGATTTGATTCCAGCTATTATTTTATGGAAAAATCCAGCCAGTTATATTTTCGTAATAGATGGAGTACATAGACTAAGTGCTTTGACTGCGTGGATTAATGATGATTATGGTGATGGTGAGATATCTAAAAAGTTCTATGAAGGTGTGATTCCAGAAGAACAAGTAGAATCCGCAGAAAGAACCCGAAAGGAAATCAGGAAAAAAATCGGTCGTTTTTCTGATTATAAGCTGGCGTTAAGCAATTCAGAGAAAGTTGATACTGCTATTGTAGAAAAAGCAAAGTCTTTGGGAACTTTGGCTATTGACTTGCAATGGATTGAAGGAAGCACAGAAAAAGCAAAAACTTCATTCTTTAAAATTAATCAGCAAATGTAAGAGTAAACCAAAACCACCGGAAACAATATATTACTGCTGAACAAAAACTGTAAAAAACTGATTATTTTTGTTTTATAGCTGATTAATCCTGTAAAAAAAATCAAAGCAAAAAAGCCCCCCATACCCCATATTGCAAGGCTTTTAACCCCCCTTAAGTGTTGTAAGTGTAATCTATACAAAAAATGGAAAAAACTGTCGGATGATTTTGTGGAGATTACTGCCTTGTATCCCTTGTATTGATTGATCTGTGGGGCTTTAAACCGACAATTTAATGAAACTGAAATATTAGTTAAAAGTAGCCCATTAGGTAGCATACCAGCTAATTAGTGATTTATTCAAGTAAGCTATACGTCTTTATCTATAAAGCGTGTAGTGGAGTAGCAATATATTATGACATCTGCCTATTAAGCAGAACATCTAAAACTTTCCGCCAATCCCTTTGTTTTTTCCCGCCTTCATACAATTAACGTCTGTTTGTTAATAGTCCTAGACGATAGAAAATTGATATGATAGCCTAAAGTAATAACTGTTATTATTCAACAAACATAAATGAATGTAAAATTATGACAACTACAGCAAGCAATATCGCTAAATATATTATTTCTGAATTTCAAGAAATTGGCGATTTAATTACCAACATGAAAGTACAAAAATTATTGTATTATGTACAAGGTTGGCACTTGGGACTTTATCAAGAACCTGCTTTTGATGCAGATTTGGAAGCTTGGGTTCATGGTCCTGTACAGCCTGAAGTTTATCAAGAATATAAAGAATATCGCTGGCATCCGATTACTTGCAAGATAGAAAAGCCGAATTTAAACCAAGCATTGATAAATCACATAGAGCAAGTATTACAAAGTTATGGCGGTGAAACTGCGTACATGCTTGAATTGATGTCTCATGGAGAATTACCATGGATGGAAGCAAGAGGAGATTTACCTCAAGATGCTGAGTGTCAAAATATAATCTCACCAATGACAATGCAAAATTATTTTGCAAACTTGAACCAAAACCATGGGAAGTAAAAAACTTTATACAAAAAGGCCACAACCCCCTTTAGTTAGCAATAATACTGAATATAAACAATTTCTTTCTTTTTCGTGGAAACATTTTGAATCAACGAAAAAATTTAATATAAAAAAAGCTAAATCTACATACTTAGAGCAACTTGTAAATAAGTTACAAGAGCTTTCTAACAAAAATTCTAAAGAACTTCTTACAAATAGTAATTATAAAAAGGCATTTAGAATGCATCCAATAAGTTGGCAAGATACTACGGAAAATGGATTTAAAAACTTGCCACATTATTTACAAGATATCCAGCCTTGGCAGTTTTCTATAACTGCTAACAAACATGGCCGTATTCATGGCTTTTTCATTGATAATACTTTTTATGTTGTTTGGTTTGATCCTGACCATTTACTTTACTCAAAATAAAAATAATACATAGCGATTTCAATAGTTATATAAAGGAACGCTCCTAATTTTACTCGTTTAGCTTTACCATCAATAATATTTTCAGCACTGGCGTTCTGTTTACTATCAGAAAACCTCATAATCCTGCCAATTTCTTTACTTTTTTAAAAACCTCATATAATTAACCTAAAGTTACATCCTTTGCAATAATTTCCTACCTTGGGTTATCCTAAAAGTAGGTTTCTCTACCTGCTTGTTCTCTAAAGTATGAGGTAGCTCTGTGAGTCCTCGCAATAGCTATTCCGGCATTTCATCGTCTCTTGAGGCAATTGTAAGCAAAAAAGCTAAAGAGCTTTGCCATTATAGATATTTTATTGAAGCTGACTTAGAAGATTTACAGCAGGAATTGATAATTCATCTAAATACAGCAATAAAGGCTTATGATTTAGAAAAAAAAGAGAAAAAAGAGGAAGAAGAGAAAAAAACAGAAAAACAGAAAGAAGCTGAAAAACGAGCTTTTGCAAAAACTGTTGTAGATAACAAGGCCAGTGATCTCATTGAATATCAATTATGCCAGAAACGAGGCAGTGAGGTCTTAATATACTCATTGCATGATTCCATAGGTGATGATGAAGATTATTTATTAATCGATACCATTTCATCAGACAGCACATTTTACGATTATAACGAAGCTACTGAAAGCTGCGATGCAATGGAGTTTGAACTTGATTTAGAGCAATTACTAGAGAGCCTTCCTAACGATCTTCGTAACTTATATGAACTACTGCAAAACAAGCATATTAACGAAATTCTTCAAGAAACAGAAATGTCACGTGCCACATTTTACCGAAAAATCAAAATATTAAGAAAAATATTCTCTGATTCTGGTTTCTTTAACTAAAAAAGATAAAAAAAGTGAAAAAAACTTTGCACCCTGTATAGCAGTCAATAAAAGGAATATAGAGAATTGTACAAAAAAAATCTAAAAAAAATAAAAAAAAGTTGAGAACAGAGTGAGACTTTTTCTACACAAAAACCGTTTAGGTATATAGGAGCAAATTTTTTGTCTCCTGTAATTAACAATTTTTTTAATTTTAAAAGGAGATTTTTTATGCAAAAGAAAATAATAACTATCAATGAGATAGTACACACACCGATCGGCATTCTTGCCAAATACTCACCGGAGCAATTATGCGCTCTTATGCAAGAAACTTCATCAGAGGTAGAACAGGCAAAAAGAGCCAAGGGATGGATAGAGCTTGCTATCAGACTTAAATATGAGGAGCATATCAGGGCTAAAAGACTGAGACTGGAGAAAGATACAGGCACAGTTAACATTGAAGATAACGGCTTTAAAATGACTAATGAACTGCCGAAAAAAGTTGAGTGGGATCAGAAACAGCTAAAGAAGATAATAGCAAAGCTTGTAACTCAAGGGGCTAACATAGATGATTTTGTTGTCACTATCTACAAGGTACAAGAGAAGAAGTACAAGGGATGGTCTAGCAATCTACAGAATATGTTTGCTCCGGCGAGAATTGTCAGAATAGGCAATGCTACTTACAAGCTAACCAAGATAAATCAGGCGGGGGTAGCAGTATGAGTAATAAACTACCTGCAACGAAGCCACTTGTGACCAAGCCACTTGTGGCTAAGTCACTAGTGACTAAGTTACCCATTATTACCGCTGATGAGCGTTTAAATACTCCAAGATATATTACCGGATGTATTTTTGGCAAATATGGCATAGGCAAGACTAGTTTGCTGTGGACTCTTGATCCTGATTCTACGCTGTTTATTGATTTGGAAGCTGGGGATTTAGCAGTTGATGGCTGGCAAGGTAATACTATTCGCCCTGATTCTTGGCCGCAATGTCGTGATTTAGCCTGTTATATCGGTCATTGGAATAATGCAATTAATAATGATAGACCATATAGCAAAGCTCACTGTGATGCTGTTTATCATAAATATGGTACTCCTGAGGGTTTTAACGGCAAGTATCAAACCATCTTTATTGATTCAATAACTGCTCTATCTCGTATATGTCTTGACTGGTGTAAGGGGCAACCTCAATGCATCTCGGAAAAAACGGGCAAGCCGGATATGCGAGCAGTTTACGGTCTGATGGGGCAAGAAATGATTAGCTGGCTTACGCATTTGCAGCATTCCAGGTGTTTTAATATCTGGTTCGTTGGTGTCCTGGAAGAGAAACAGGATGATCTGGGACGCACTATCTTTGTACCGCAAATAGATGGAGCAAAAATTGCAAACGAGCTTCCGGCAATTGTTGATCAGGTAATTACTCTGGCACACATTAAAGACAATGACGGCAATTCCTGCCGAGCTTTTATCAATCATACTGTTAACTCTTATGGCTCGCCTGTTAGTGGGTATCCGGCTAAAGATCGTTCCGGTCAACTGGAAATGATTGAGCCGCCACATCTTGGCAAGTTGATGGAGAAAATCAAAGCCAGAGCAAAAACCATGCAAGATAAAAGCCAAATATCTGCAAATACAAAAAATATAACAACAAATAACGACAAATAACCTAACAACAAAAAACATAACAACAAATAACGGAGAAATAAAATGACATATCACGATTTTAATACGGCTGAAAGCACAAGTTACGAATTAATACCCGAAGGTACTATTGCCAAAGTTTTTATGAAAATAAAGCTTGGAGGCTATAACGATAAATCTAAGGGCTGGACTGGAGATTTTGCCACAAGAAACGATACAACAGGTTCTATCTATTTATCATGTGAATATACCATTGTAGAGGGTCAATATAAAGGACGCAAAATCTGGTCTTTAATTGGACTCTATAGCGATAAGAATAATAATATATGGGGTGATATGGGGCGTTCTTTTATCCGCAGCATACTCAACTCCACTCATGGTTTTACTGATAAGGATACAAGTGATGCAGCAATTGCAGCTAGAAAGATTAATGGTTTTGCCGATCTTGAGGGTCTTGAGTTCATTGCAAGAATTTATGTACAGCCAGATGAAAACGGCAATGACAAGAATGTAATCAGGACAGCTATTACTCCGGCACATAAAGATTATCAGGCTGCAATGTCTGGTGAGATCAATCTTGGACAAGTTGGGACTGGAGGTGATTATGCCGGATTTTAATAGCATTAATAGCGATAATGCCAACAAGCAGATAAATAAGCAGATAAATGAGTTAATTGACCAAGCTTTGGTTAAACAACGCAAGTCTGATGCTGTGCGCAATTATCTTGGAGCTTCCCGCCTTGGTGTTTCTTGCAGTCGCTCCTTGCAATATGAGTATCAAAACGTGAAAAAAGACGGAGGGCGAGACTTTAATGGTCAGACCCTTAGGGTCTTTGCAGCCGGACATTTATTTGAGGATATGGCTATAGGGTGGCTAAGAGATGCAGGATTTACACTGCTAACTGAAGATAGAGACGGCAAGCAATTCGGCTTTAGCGTAGCTGATGGAAAAATAGCAGGTCATGTTGATGGAATTATTACAGGCTCGCCTGACGCAGGCACGGCTGGTACAGATAAATCTGGTACAGACAAGTCTGGTACGGACAAGTCTGATGGCTTAAAAATGCCGCTTCCGGCTCTTTGGGAGATGAAGAGTATGAATAACCGATCATGGAACGATACTGTCAAAAAGGGTTTAATACTAAATCCCATTGCTAATAAGACAGATAAGAGATAGATTTTTTGGTAAAACCCTGCTATAGTGAAAGCTAAAAAAGGAGTTTGCAAAAAATGAGTT